TACTTGCTCCAAAGTCGTATATTCTGCCATGTGCTACCTCTTATTCATCCTTTGCTACTACTGCCTTGCTGCCAGCCTTAACTGCCTTGTAAGATCCATCGCATTCTACTACGGTGATAATCTTTCCAGTTTCTGCGGTAATCTCTTCGCTACCGTCCCATGCAGCCCATGTCTGTACAGATTTTCCATAAGTTACAGTTTGAGCGGATTCTCCAATCTTGTACTTATAAGAGTTACCTGCGCCTTTGCTAGGGCTTACAGTAATCTTTGTTTTACCATTATCTGTGGCGCTTGCAATACTGGTAACAGTCAGTGTACCAAGAGTGTTATCTCCTGTAATTGTGGACACTACAATGCCGTCAATTCTTTCTGCAAAAAGAACAATGCCAGAAATAACAGTGTCCTTACAGGTCATGTTGTCATAATCCGGCGTTTCATGGATTCCAATATATCCGGTTGCATCAGAAGTAAAAGTGAACGCTTCATCCAGATCCGCACCGTTTACAGGAATGTAGTACAGAACAATATTATCTTTTGCGGTTGCATAGATGCTTCCCTTTGGTACAGAACTGTTAAAGATAACAGTGCCAAGTCCAAGGAAGTTCTCTACATAGGTCATGCCAAAAGCATTTTGTAAAGAGATTTGTGCGGTTGCCAGATAATCTGCCACATCCAGCGGATTCATGAAGTATACTGCTTGAATTTCATCATCTTCAAACAGCACCTGTAACTGTCCCCATGCCTGTGCAAGTGCAGCTTGGAAAGTCTTTCCAGAAGCAGAGCCTGTGCCAGTAGAAAGAAAATCAAAGAAGTTCTTACGGATTCCCTTCTGCACATCTTTCAGCATTTCGTCGCCAGTCATTACAACCGCTTGATCGTACCCCTTTTCGATGATGGCTTCTGCGGAAGTGGCTTTTCTCCACTTCTTCAAAGTAATCTCTTCATAGTTGACGGGTACAGTTTTGTATTTAGAAAGAGGAATGGTATCTCCTTCTGCAACCAGTCCATCTTGAAGAGTTCCTACTGCCTTGTAGGACTTCAACATGGTTCCTGCTGCCTTAGGGATTTTTCTGGTTACTCCAAGGGCTTCTACCAACTTTTTAATGGAATACCCAAAAAGGTTTACGAATTCAATTTCTCTTGCTCTTGCAAGGTCATCTTTCTTAATCAGATTGTTTTCTGCTGCCATAGTTTATACCTCCTAAAATAAATCTTGATTCATTGCAATAGCACGTCTGCGCTCATTTCTGTCCGGAATTGCCATAATCTGATCTTTGGTCATACCAGAGTATTCGCCGCCACCGATATTCACTCTTGGTCTTGTGCGCATCCATTCAGCCTGTGCTTCTGCTACTGCCGCTTTTTTTTCGTTTTCAATAATAGTTGCAATGGCGGTATGGTCAGATTCCGAAACCGCATCAATCAACTTTTCAACAGATTTTTCAGAAACTCCCTTGTAGGCAGCTACTGCCTTAATGTGGTTAAGTTCCTTTCGCATGGACTCTCTTTCTTCGTCCGCAATTCTTTGTGCTTCTGCTTTTGCTTCTGCTTCCTGCTCTTCCGCAGTCTGCTTCGATCGAAGTTGTTTCTTGTACTCTGCTGCTTCCGAACTAGCTTTATCAGATCTGTTTTTATACTTCTCTTTTTCAGCTCTTTCTGTAGCAAGTTGCGCCATGAGTTCTTCAACAGTAGGCTGTTTGCTTTCAATCTGTTGTCCACTAACTTCTGTTGTTTGTGTTTCTGTTGTCTGTGTGGTTACATCTGCCATGATTTTTACCTCATTCTTTCTTAATCTTGCTCTTTATACTTTTTCTCTAAGTTCTTGCGATTAACGTCTTCTCTGACGTAAGGCATATAAAAAGCCACTGGGAAAACCCAATGGCTTGATATCATGATATTTATTTGTCTGTACGGCTCTTATCAATTAAAGGGCTGTTAGAAATTTGGTCTGACAAGTCTTGCATTGTCCTTCCAGAATTTGGTTCTTTCTCTCCATCTCCACCTTCTCCAGCATTTTGACTATTTGTTTTATAAATAGTTTCTTGGTATTTGCGAACTCCTTCCCCACTTCTGCTGCATACCTTGCTTGGATCATCGAAAAACGGGATGGAATCAGTAGTATCTTCAAGACTAAATCCATGACTGAGCATAGTAGCCATTGCATTCACCTTTGTTGACATTTCGTATGTCTTTTGTCGCTTGATGTTTGGCTCTAAATCAGCTATTGTAAGTTTTCTCATTGGATCATCTTGCGGAACATAGGAAGATGCATTGATAGCTGCTAACACAACCTCAACCTCTTCCATTTTGCACGAATCAATAATCATTTGCTGTTTTGATGCCGCTGCTTCTGCATGGCTCCACCCTGTAGCATCACTCATTGCGACACCAGTACTGCCACCAGAATTATCATTTCTTTGCGGTACATTGCACTTTTGCAAGATTGTTTGTCTCCGTACCTGTATATTGTTAAGCATTCCTTCGTAGTCATAATTAACAGCAAGTGCTTCTACAATAGGTGTTTTTCCATCGGATGCCGTATATGTTTGCATCCATTCACCAGACTTTGGCTTTCTTACGCTTTCTGTAACTGTACCATCTTCGTTTTTTTCCTCAACAGTAGGAAAATCAACATCATTTGTGTGCCATATAGCTTGTGTATTTTGGTCAACATCATTGGAGAAATCCGAAATCATAAGATTCAAATTATCCATTTCGGAAATTTGCCGCTCCCACACTCCCATACGATCATAAGACCGGAAATACTCAACAATAGGGACAACTCCTAAAGGATTTTTTTCTCCGCTTCTTTCTTCGTGTTTCCATTTATTAGCATCATCTTCAACAGCATCGCCATTGATGATTTTGTTCATATCCCTAATTTCGTATCTGCTGTCTTTACTGTAACAAGTGTAGTATGTACTTCCGCTGTTTTTATCATGCCGGAATGATACTCCAAGCATTGTTCTTCGATCTGCGTAATAGCTTGACTTGATAACAAATGAAGTCATTGGATTAAGTACATCATATGTAAAATATGCTTTCCCTGGTTTCCATTCTGTATTTACGTCGATTAAAACATTGCAAATAGCACCTATTAACATAGGTCTTGCAATTTCTTGTGTTTTTGTTTTGATTTTTACAAGATTGTATTGCTTATTAAGGTTTTTTACTCCCTCTGCAATCTCTTTATCTTCTGCATCTCCAGTCTGAACCAACGTAATAGGATTCCCGAAGCCGAATGAACTCCAAAATTCCGTTATCTCATTTGCCACATTATCTACGCAATGGCAATCAATTTCTGTTCTTACTTTCTTTTTTCTTTTAAGTGGTTGATTTCCTTCATCATACTCCATGAGATATTTAATCCTTGCTGCATTTACCCTATGGTCTGTCATGGCATTTCTCAAAACATCAATGACATTTTTGTATGTAATTTCTTCTACATCCGTATAAAGTACAATTCTTCCAGTTTGCATTTTTATCACCTACATAAATGTCATTCCACTACTCTGATCTCTTTTTTGGAGTTTCTTAATCTCACGTTCTCCGGTCTCTGTATGGTAAACAACCATCTTATTGCAATTCCGGCACTTATATGTCTTGTCAATGTGTGATTTTGCACTACATTCACCGACCAACCGTCCGCATCCAGGACAGTACACTCTAATTTTTTGGTTAAAAATCATAAATACCTCTTTTCTGCGCACAAAAATACCGCCCTTGCTGATAAGAGCGGTACTTCTGGAGTCTTCACATGATCTGAGGAGGAAATGAAAAATATCTTGGAATCTTTCTGCATCTTAATAGTATCACGGAAAAATCGGACATATCGGACAAGTTTATATGGAACTATACTATTTTGTATGTTTTTTCAAAAATATCAGGCTTGCAAGGGTAAAATTCTCCATTTACTCCTTTTATTATAAAATCATTTATAGATACGTTCATATATCCCTCTAAAGTTTTTATTTTCATGATTACATGAGGTGAAGATTTTCCTGCTCTCCAAGCATCATCGATAATTTCATATATAAGCGATTTCCCAACGAATTCTTTTATTTCATCTAAGTTAATGCCATTCCATCTAATAGCTTCAACAATAATAGGTATCTTTCTATATTTTGCCATTTTTATACCTCCGTATTATTTTAATTTGCCATATAGCGGTCAAATGCTTTTCTTACGCTATCCTCTGTGTTTCCACCACCGATTCTATCAGCAACCTTGTTCCATGATAATTTTTCAATAAAACGTAAGTTGATGATCCGTCTTATACGGCTGTCATGAACGCTTGCAATAAATTCTTCGACTTCATTATTTTTTTGCAGTAAATCGTCCTCTAAAAGCTGTAAAGTAGCTTTTCTGGAATAAAGCAGTGTCCGTTTCCTGCTGTACTCTGGATAAGGGAATCCTTCAATACGAAAATGTTCAGTGCCGCCGCATCCACCTGATACGCTGTCAACAACATTCCCATCCGATTCAATTTTTCTGATATCCGATTCAAGTTTTTTAATCTTCTGCTGTACTTCTTTGATTTCTTCCTGTAAATCTATGTATTGAGATAAAACCTCTTTGGTCACCATTCGATTTACCTCCTATATAGGGCTTGGCAAAATTACTGTTGGCTTTATGTATCCGCTACGCATCTCATTTTCAAACAATGCAATGCTATCCGGTGCATCATCGTGTTTTACTTTTCCGCTACGTGTCATAGTGGTTAATTCCTTCATGAATTTGTAGTACTGGCTCTGCCTGTCCATTTTCTTGAAATCACGAAAATAATAATCACGAATTACATTATCCCTTGCATTTTCCATTCTCGTAATTTTGTTGGAACAGTTAAACTTAAACCTTGCGCTACATCTTCCTCCCTGCGACTTTACAATGTCCATAACATCACGACCAAAATATTCCCCGGCACTGTTGCTCTCAAAAGTGACTGTTTTAACATTGTGCTTAATAAGCATATTTGCGCATTCAGGCTTTGTGAACTGTGTTCCTGCATTATCAAATACTACATCAACGATATATACCTCGTTACCGTACACATATCCGACTGGCATAGCGCAGCTATCTTCTCCCTTGTCAGCACTATCACAAGCCGCCATGATTGCATCCGGCTCTCTGTCAACTGGAAGTTCCTCAAAATAATTTAACTCACTTTCAGAGAACATTCTTCCCTTTGCTTCGTATGGCTCTTGTTGGAACTCTGCCGCCCAGGTTTCTTCGGAAACAAGTTTTCTTTCTTTCCGGTAATAGTCCGTAGTGAATATTTTTCTAAGACCTCGCTTGTCCTTTCGGTAAATTTCCCAGTTACTTTCATCCGTGACCGGATCAAGTGCCGGAATTGCAACTTCTCTCCATTTCCATCCCAGTTCATCAGCCTTGGTCTGTAACGCTGTAATAGGGTCATACAAGCTGTATTTTGTTCCTTGGATAATAATTGGCGTACCCTCTAATCTACGTCCTAAAACGTCATCTGTGACCTTCTCACATAGGAACTCTAGCCTGTCTCTGTTTCTTGCTTCCTCATGGTTCTTTACGCAGTCATCAATATAGACAAGCACATTTGCTTCCGTACAACCTACAATTGCACCGTCAATAGGTCGGCAAGTAAATGTTGGAAAAATATTCTTGCTTTTAAGGTCTATGGACAAATTCTCTGCACTCTTGTATCCATCTTTGCTTATTTTTGTAGCTTCCGGAAAAACACTTAAAAACCGATGATAAGTACTTTCAGTCTCAAATCCTTGTAAAAGACCACCGTAAAACCTCTTTACCAGTCCTTCACCTTTTCCAACACCGAAAATACTTCCGTCTGGATCTCTTCCACCCATCATTTGTGCCAGTTTCAATCCTCCGGTTGTCTTTCCTGTACGTTTTGGCTGGGAAACTGATAGAAAATCCAGTTTCCCATCGTAAATTTCTTGATATGCTCCTACTACTTGTTTTAAAACGTTTCTTCTTGGAAAATAAAATCTCTTCCACGGATCCTTTTCATCAATTTCAATGTAATAAAAAAAGCTGTCAACTAGATACGCTGATTCATACATTAAAACATTGTAAAATTGATCTAAAATTTTATATGATGTATCATTATCCCCTGCGTATACTTCCAAATCAGCAACTCTTCCGCCTGTCTTTTCTCTGACATATTTTGCAATAAGTGACTTTGTTTTTGCTGATTGCTGCAATCCGTACTTAACATCATTTTCTGACCGAAATGCAACCGATAATGCCTGTATGTACGCATCAATGACCTGTTCATCAATCCCATGTTGCTCTATGTACTTGTCGTAACTGTTTACTGCCGATATAAGGCTCTGACTTGCCAAAAGAAAAAGCACCTCCGCTTGTGGCAGAAGTGCCTTATAGGATTCTGCCTATAATTTTTCTAGGTTAGCGACTAACTCCGTTTGTTAGCCGGTGATTTTGTTTATTCTAATTCGTCTGCATTTCTTGTCATTTCAATCTGTGTTCCATTTTCATCTCTTGTACAGACAGTTACATATTTGTCAAGGCCACTTATCATATCCCCAAGCCTTATTTCAGTCTTATCATCATTAAAGTTATAACATTTACGCATTTCTTCGATGCAGTTATTCATTTCAGTTATTTTCATAACCTCAATCCTTTCTCACACTATTCGCTAATGATTTTGTTTCCTCTAAGATTTTCTTTACCAAAGCATTTGAAAACTCCATATTGTCTTTAGGGTATCTTCCTAAGATCGATTTTGCATATTCATTAACTGCATCAACTGAAATATCAACACCAATAGTCATATCATGCAATTCAGATGTTTCTATCAATTTGTCATTATCATTGCCGATATGCTTTACATTATCAATTTTTATAAATTTTCCATCACAAAGTTCGCACATACTCAATCCTCTGTTTTGTTTTTCAATCTCTCCATTAACCGTTCACATTTATCAAGATTTGCGCAAGCAATATTGTTCAAGCATATTTCGGTTGTTATATTCACTTGTATCAGCTTCGGTTCAAAATCTTTGCAATACCGACAACAATCTTGAAGAATAAAGTGAAATCCATTCATGAAATATTCCTCCATAACCCATGCAGACGGAATCGAACCGCCGACACACATCCTATGCGGATGCCGCTCTTCCACTGGAGCTATACATGGAAATCGCACCGTAAAACCTTTATGGCTTGCGCTTGCCATAACCAAATGTGCACCGCCTACTTGTCACTGACTATCCACAATCTCACAGTCTTGTCTGTTCTCTACTTCATAGGCTTGGTTTTCGCTAAACGTATGTGGCTTACGTTTTATCCAGGGAATAGTTGCCGTGGGAGTTGAACCCACCCAAAACAAACAATGCCGACTACTTTTGAATCTGCAAATTCTACTCGCAGAAGTGTTTTTTGTTGACCGATAATGAGCAACTACTATCAATACATCTCCCATCGACCTGAACTATTGCAGTAGTGCCAGACTAAGTGGAGATAAAGATAAACGCCGTACACAGGATTTTAACCTGCAAGCCTTTTACAGCCAACGGTTTTCAAGACCGCTCCCTTTACCGCTCGGGCACGTTGGCATTTTAATCTGCTCTCATAAACCACCGATTACTCACTCAGAGAGCTTTGGCACGTCCCAACTCTTTGTGCCTTACCTCGGATGTACGTTGTTCTCGCAGTCCTCCGCCTCTACTACATTCCTCTGCGCGTTCGATTTTTAAGTCAAAATCGTTGCCAAAACTCAGGTTCGCTTGGGTTTAATAGGTCATCGGCGTACCTTGTAACCTTGTGACCTCATCCTACGGTGGGGTATCGAACCCCACTATTCCCGGATGATTATCCGTGGCATTTCCAGTTATGCTATCGTAGGCATCGTTGCAACAATGGTCTTTAGCGTGACTTACGCAAGCTCTCCAATTTTAAGTCCTGTCGGCTTACCGAGACTGTTTCAGTCATATCTGACCGAAGCGCAGTGTGTAGGATTCGAACCTACAAGGCGAATAAACGCACGGCGGCTTAGCAAGCCGTTCCAATACCATTATGGGAACACTGCATCTTGATGGTGCGATTTTTTGAAACAATCCATCCATTACATATATCCACCACGCACCTGCAGAATAGTGTTTTTTAGGGATTAAGTGAAATTGGGATGATGGGACTCGAACCCACAGCCTATGCCTTAGAAGGACACTGCTCTCTCCATTTGAGCTACATCCCAGTGATCGGTACGAGATTCGAACTCGCGTTACCACCGTGAAATGGTGGTGTCTTACCACTTGACTAACCGATCATGTGCGTTTCCATAAGCTGTATGCCTACATTTAAGGCTCGGACACCAAGCAACACTTACGGCATTTTTTTGATTCAAGTGGGATTCTGCCACCAACACTCTATCCGGTAGCAAACCGGACACATAGTCGTGTAGGGAGTTGCACCCTACATAATCCGATTCTGTCCGACTACACCCATTTTATGTCTGCAAGGGTAGTGCAGGATTTTAATGTCTTTACTGACAACCCACGGATTAAAACCTACAACGGTATTCCGCAAAAACCGGGCTATCATAAACCGGTTAAACCCTCACGAGCCTTGTGACGGCTCTTAACAGCATTCCGCTATGAGGTGAAAGGAGCATTCCATGTAGATGGAATATTCGCAGATGGCAAAGACCGAAAGAAGAAAACATCTGCGAAACAGGGTTAGCTGGATTCGGACCAGCGAATGCAGCAGTCAAAGTGCTGTGCCTTACCGCTTGGCGATAACCCCAAACTCCGGTAGAGAGACCATCTGCTACCGGATTATTTTCGTGAACCACTTTATTCAAAATTGTTACGCCTGTGCATGGTACTTCGAAAAACTTGGTGTTGTCGAACGCATATTTCCATTTTTCGTTTTCCACACACAGGCTACATACACTCTTGATGTTTTGATTTCTCTGCCACATATCCAATGCCAACACAACACCAGATATTTAGCAATAACAATGGCTTTATGAATTTAACCCATTCAACATTGTGATATGGGATAATTCGCATAATCTCCGGCAACCACATATTATACCCACATAAAAGTTATTCCAAATGCAATGAACATTGCAGTTGCAAAGAAGAATACTCCGTCTGATGCCGTTTTCTGCTTTGGAGCATATAATGCACTTGCTATTGCGAAAAACGCCATTACTGCAGTTGTCACAATTTTCAAAATTATGAATAAAATCATGTTAACTCTACCTCCCACACAAAGTAATTTGCAATCAGCAATATCAATCCGAACGCAATGCACAGCACTCTTGAAATCGTATCTGCACTAGAATCCCGTGCAATCTGAAAACAACTTCCGCAAATAGTAAGTAATGCTGTTGAAGAACATACTTTTAAGAATTTCCTGATTATGTTTTTCATTTTTTCTTCGTCCTTCCTTCAATTTCATCAATCATTGCCATTACCAGTGCTTTAGCAAACTGGCTATTGTTGTGCATTTTAATCAGCAAGTTGCCCTGTCTGATAAGATACGACCAGTCATCATCCGTTTTTGGATTAGCACACTCTTTATGGATTTTCCAAACCTCTGTGTAAATCTCTTTAATCTCCGGTGGCAATTCACATTTCTCCTTAACTGGCAAATCTTCTTTAGGCTCTTTATCAAGTCTGCTCTTTTGGTGCTCCATCTGACAGCTAACCATTTCCGTAACGTTTTCACGGTCTCTCTTGATTCCGTGACCTTGCAAAAACAACTCGCATTGCAGGACTTCACCGCATTTTGAACATTCGTCTTTAATCTCTTTTCCGTAGATCTGCATAAGCTATAACCTCAATCCTTAGTTTCACATATCCCCAGTAGGATCAATAGCAAATACATCCACCAAGGAGCCTGCAATGTATATAAAATCCAAAATAGCATAACGAGTAAAAAAAATCATGCGTTTCCTCCTGTTAATCGTATTTTCCATCTGTGATTTCTACCGGGCAGCTATTTACATTCAGTATTGCTACCACTGTGCCCGTATTGAGACTTACTCTCCCAATAACCAGATTTTTTAAGTAGCTGACAGCTTTTACATACACATAGGTGTTAGTGGTCTTACTGCCAACTACACGATATCCATATCTTTTAAAATATCTTCTAGCCTTTGTAATAGCCTTATCTTTTTGAATGAATGGTATCACGGCTATTCTCCTTAATTGGTCTTTTTTATTTTTGAGGAAATTTTAGGGACTAAGATAGGGGGTTTTTTCAAATCCTATCAGACCCCCTCCCCGGTCAATTTTAACTATGCGTTAAACACGTCTTTATGGAATAGTTTATTGTCACATACTTAACTATCCAGTATTTTCACACGTTTCCACGGTTGTTGCTAATCATTTGCATCTGATGTATTATCGCCATACGCTTCGGAATCGGTCAACATTGATTTATTTTGTCCAAAATCTGTGTCTAATCGTGGGAGCTGATCGGCTGTCCTGGTTATTTTGTGTACAATCTCTTGCTGTGTGGTCTGTTTCCTCCCGTGGTCGTTGTTTAATCGTTCCGTTGCTCCTAGCGCATTCCGCAGATTAAAAGCGACAAGCTGATCGCAATCTGCATCATCTAACCAATTTACGAAAGCTTTTCTGACCTCGTCCATGCTCGATGTACTTGATTTAGTTCTCCATGCACTTAATGCCTGTTTAGATATCCCTGTTAATATCTTAAATGTATCAGCTGTAGCAGTCATATCATAAGCATTAGCTAACTCCCTAAGATATAAATAAACCTCATACAACAGATCTATATTGTACGCATTGTAGTTAGTCAGCATTTGGTTAATACTATTATCAACTACGTTTTGGGGTATATCCTTTAATACGTTACTAGGTCTTATATAATTATTATATATATACTGCATAGCACCATTAAAAACCGGTTGCCGTTGTGATCTCATGTCATCGATGCCATAAGCTGCACAATAATCGTCAAAGTATTTCCGGATATTTTTTTTAATCTCGTCAATGTTTGGAATCTCTCTGACGTCCTGCACCGCTCTGCACCTCCTGAAAATCTGCAATAAAAAAAATCACTAAGCACCACTTAATAAACCCATGTTTTTTTAATCTCCTCCACAGATCAGGCAAAACATAAATTTACAAAAGTGACAAGCTAGTGACTTCTTGTCGTTTCCGGTCTGTCGGCTCCGGTGGTCTTGGTTACAATCTGGGCGGCTGCATATCCAGAGGGGGGTGGATTTGTACCGCTGTCACTCGCACCGTATTAACGTCGGCTCCCTAACTGCTTTTATCATACCACAAGACCTATTTATAAATCTACAACAACCTTTTACGCATTTGACAATTTGTTACTGTGGTATGTCTGCCAATGATCCTGAGCATATAAAATTCATGCGATTAAAAAATATCATCCGGTTAAATTTAACAAATGGGATTATTTGACAGACAGATAGGTAATTTTTGCAGATTGGTACATGGTGGCAGCCGGTCGGCTCTAGTATTTATATATACTTGGTTATACAATGTCTTTCTGCACTTATTTACTTTTATCTTATCTCCTTTTATTTAATCTAATCTTATTTAATCTTATCTGCGTCTACAATTTGTCTACAATTTGTCTACAAAATTTAGCACGTTAAAACAACGCAGTGAAAATAGATCAAGAAAAGCAGGTTGTTACACCTGCTTAATTCTTGTTAAATATATGCTTTTCTTTCTCTGATTGCTTCCGGGTCTGCCTGTCTGATTCGTTCTGCTCTGCTTATAATTTGCATTATCAATGTTTTGTCTGCGAATTTCTGTTTGTCCTCTACCAGCTTCCCGGCATCCGTGTAGCTTCCCAACTCTGGAAGAATTGCGGCCTGCACAGCGTCAAACGCTTGTAAGTCGTATTTATCCATAATTTGTGACCTGTACCAAGGGAAAAAAGCTTTACACTGGGAAACGATCCGGTAGGCTTTTTTCTGGTCTTGTGCTGTTCCTGTCATTCTTCCTCGCTCTCCTCCGGGGCAAGATTGTAATCGCTGCCTTGGATAAATTCTCCGTCTTCGTCGCATTCGCAATATTCAAGGGCGTATTCTTCGATGTTGTAAAGGCTTCCGTCTTCGGTGTATTTGCATCGATACTTGCTCAACTCTTCGATAGCTTCCTGTTGGTCTTCAATGCTCCAACGCTTCAGCTCCTCTACTGGGTATTCATCCTCTCCGCAAATCGTGTTGCCTTTCTTGAAACCCTTGAATTCTTCTCTTGTCAATCTGATTTCACAATGTTTTAAGATGATTGTATTGTTCATGTCGTTTGCTCCTTTCGTTTGTTTGTAATTGTATTATACATTACTCAATTTATTATGTCAATACATTTTTATAAATTACTCAATATTTTCCATTTTTGTTTTTATTGCATCTAATATATAAGCGTTTAGGCTTAAACCGTCCTTTTCTGCTGCTGCTCTCACCTGGTCCCTATATCCATTTGGGAGCATAACAGACACCCGATCATATTTAGATTTGTTGTATTCGTTTTGCTTGTTATAACGCTGTTCTAATTTTCTTTTTGCTTCCAATAGTTCCATTTTGTGCACCTCCTTTTACTTATTATATTATACTCAATTTAATTTATCAATATATAACATTCTTTTTGTATAAATTACTCAATTTATATATCAAAAAATTGTGCAATATGCTATTTTAAAACATATTACTCAATTTATATTGACTTATGCAATTACTCAATATATAATAGCATTAACAACAGAAAATAAAAGCCGCCCGGCATCCTACCAAGATCCACCGAGCGGCACCCAAAAAGAAAGGCACCCAAATTATAACACGGGTGAAAAGGTAAAAACAATATGAGTAAAAGAATTTCACGGAAAAATCTTATTGCAGAGGGTCAGCGTTTAGACGGCATCAAGTTAGACGTAAACTGCTACAGCTTCGAGAATGCAATCCATTATATTAGCTGCTTAAAAGATGTTCCGGCCGGATCTTATTTATGCGGTGATAATGATGATAAAGTCAACCACATCATCGCAGAAATAAAAAAAGCGTATCCTGAAGCTAAAGGATGTAGCGCAACACAGCTTTTCTATTCTGCTGGCACTTACGGGAACAACGGACAATTATACAAGATGGAAATTTTAAACAAAGAATTGAACGCAACCGGAGAAAATTTTTACATTTACTTTTAAGAGGTGTACATCGTCAGATACTACAGAGAATTGGAGGACTGAAACAATGATATATATTAAATGTGCAAATTATCAGCATTTTGAAAGCCTTATAAATGATTATATTTCTGGTGGTTGGACTTGTAGCGACCTACACGGAAAAACAGCTTTTTTTATATAAAGGCTCTGCGCAATTAAAAATTGAATATTAAGCAAGTAAGACAGGCTTACAACCGGGATCAAGTCCCGGTCTTGCTTTTACCCGGAAACGGGAAAATTTGAAAAATGCGGAGGAGCGAGAAAATGAAAATTATAGAAAAATCGAAAATGCCTGACGGTACATTAATACAGCTAGAGGATTGGCACGATAAAAACACAAAAGATTATATGGATTTATATGGCTATGAGATAGGTGCATATCCAGTTGCTAAAAATTCCGGTTGTTGTGGATGGGTAAAATCCGGGAAAAAATTTAGGATATCAATTAGTTATAATAAATATGCAAATTATACTGATGAAATGGTGTTGAGTGATTTTGAATCGTTAAAAAATGGAGAAAAAAAATTATCAGATTTAAAAGATCATTTTTTTAATAACTTTAAAGATCAATTTTATTTAGGAATTATAGATTTTGAACCTTGACAGCCGCCGCAGAAGATGCCCGCCGGATCACTACCGGCGGCGGTTTTATGGGTGGAATATACCCAAAATTAAAAAAAGGAGGTCACCAGGATGAAAGAAAAGAACCTTGAAAGACTTTACAATCTGTTAGAGCGTGCGGAGCGAGAGAAAGACACGGAGACAGCCGCCGCCATTCGGTGGGCAATTTTTGAACTTGAAAACAGATAAAAGACGGCTTGCAACCGTCTTTTTGTCGTGTGTTGGGTGATATACTGCCGTTTGGCGGTTTGTTTTCGTTGCTTTTCTACCGGATCCGGTCCGTTCAAATCATGTCCACGGGTATATTGACGGTTTGCGTTGTCTTGGTGTACAATCAAATATTGCAAGGGGGATTTTGCCAAAATGCGAAAATTGGGAATCGGTCATGTATATGACATCATGGAAAGCGTATCGGATGCCGGAAAACGGCTGGAAATCGTTATAAAGGTGGAATCTTCTGCCGGTGGTCTGTCTCCGGAATCTGCGGAGCTGCTACGGTCTGCGTATGATTTCATGCTTTCGGCTGTCGGAGACCTTGCAAAAGCTGCGACAAGGTGACGGAGTGCACCGCATGAATGAATTTTTTTGAATTATATTTTGACGAAAAAATTTCATTTTAAAAATTTCTGAAAACGGATTTTTCAGCTTGAAAAGTGCTACCCAGGGGGGATTGAAATTTTTTAGCACGAAAATTGTAGAAAAATTTTTCTTTCAAAAATCTCTGAAAATGGATTTTCGGTTGAAAATGCAGACCTACGGGGGTATCAAAACGGTTGACCTTGAATTTTTTTCAATACTTCACATCTATTTATCGACAGAATACCACAAATGTGTTAAAATTTTATAAAATCCAAAATGAAAGGGGTAATTACTCTATGAAACAAAGTGGTTTAGGAATTGCTTCGATGATTTTAGGAATCATCAGTATTTTGACAGCTTGTATAGCTTTCGGAATTGTGCCGGGAATTGTAGGTGCTATTCTTGCTATCATTGCACTGTGTCAGAAAGACAAGAAACACGGCACTGCTATCGCAGGACTGACTTGCTCTATTATCGGAATCATTATTTTTGCCATTATGGCATTGTTTGTAAATGGTGTATCCGATAGCAACAAGGAATCCACTGGTAATCAAGCATCTGTTTCTGCAACAGTGGATAGTTCTAACACAGTATCAGAAATCACACCGGAAACAAAAATTGAAGAAGCAGAAGTGCAAAGTAATACTGTCATTTCTCCAGGTTACACATTTGATGCAGACGGTTTACAAGTCACAATAAATGATTTTGACCTTAACTTCACCGATTATGAGGATGAATACGGTTGGAACACTCTTGCAGACGGAATGAAATACATAATGATTGATGTTTCCTATCAGAATAACAGCAAAGATGATAAGTATGTAAGTATTTATGATTTCCAGTGCTACGCAGACAATACAGATTGCGAACAGAATTACAGTGTTGTGGAAAACTCTTCGTTGAATGCGAATATTTCAAGTGGAAGAAATACATCTTACAAGATTGCATTTGTAGTTCCACAGGATGCGCAGAGTATTGAACTGGAATATGAAACAAGTATATGGACCGGTCATAAAGAAGTCATAAAATTACAATAGAATATAGGATTTTAAGGGCATCCGAAAGGGTGCTCTTTTTTGTTGCGAACCAACGTCCTGCATGGTATAATATATGTCAGTTAGGAAGTCTTGCACCACGTCCGGAGAGTGAAAGTTGATTAGACAGCCTAGATTGTAACCAAGACCCGGAATAAAGACAGACCAAAAAAAGATTGGAAGCTCGCTACTCCAACAGTAACAGGGGTAGTGGGCTTATTTTTATGCTCTTCTGCCCTCTCATATAAGACTACGGGAGGTAATAGAAATGAATGAACTGGAAGTATTTAAGAATGAAGACTTTGGAGAAGTGAGAACTGTTTTGGTTGATGGTGAACCTATGTTTTGTCTGGCTGATGTATGCAGAATATTGGATATTTCCAACAGTAAATATGTTTCATGGATATACAGAGGTTAGCCAATCTGAAAGAGAATATTTTTTCAAAAAGCAGTCAAAGTATGGATTTTTAGAATCTCTTGCTGAATTTTCAAAAGAAAAAGGCATTTTTTACACCTTATTTTCCTATATCTATCATTATGTTAGCCAATATTTCAATTTGGATTATCTATGGGAATCTTATGTAAGTAGTGAACACATATTACCGGATCATAAACCAATATATCTTTATCAAATATTTTGGTTCTACCCTGATGTGATGGAAAAGATTTATGATTACTTGTTTGGGTATCAAACCGAAATAATGTTTAAAGAGTTTATAAATTTTAAGTCTGCGGAGCAAATACATTTTGAAGAAGAAAGAAAAGCATGGGCTAAAGAGTGTTTAAATAGGAAAAAATCAAAAGAAGAGACCCCATAACAGGGGTCTTTTCTATGCCATTCTTTCCATGAATCCGCTTATCAGTTCATCAGCCAGTGCAAACACTTTTCTTCCGTAGGTAGCCAAAAAATCAGCAACAATCTCTTCTGTTTGAATATCCATAGTCAGATTATAGGATAGGCAGAACGCATGGCACAACTCATGGCAGAGAACACGGTCAAAGAATGAGCCATTGATTCTGTTTGAAATGTAAATGCACTGCGTATTTCTGTCTGTCATTCCAAACGTGTATGTGTTATCAGAACGCATTAACATAGTGCTGTGTGGCTCTACAAGCCTTAAATTCCAAACGATACCATTTATCGTGAACATCTTACCACCTCCAACATAAAAGGGGCTAAATAAGCCCCTTATGTGTGTTATCCGATTTTTGTTACCAGTGCAGACAGCTTGCTTTTAAGGACAGACTTCTCTTCCGGTGTGGCATCATTGATGATTTCGGACATATCCGTTGCCAATTCCGTCATGTAGGTGTTCAGGTCACGCACTTTTGCTTCCTTGTCCGCAGGAGTGTTAGCCTTGTGCAGTTCCTTGTTTTCCATGTAGGCTCTACGGCTCATTCCGCTTCTGCCCTCTCTTGAATCACGCATGGGACCAGTAGATGAAGAAGTTTCAGTGTAGTACATACGCCCCATGTCTCTGTCCATGTCACGGTGATACATTTCCGGTGTCATGTGATAATAAGGCGGTTCCTCATATCCTCTACGGTACGTTCCATGCCCTTTAGGTGCAAATCTTCCATCAGCATAGCGGTAATGGTCGTAGAAACGCTTGCCACCGTCACCATAACGTTCAAACATTTCCATGACTTCGTCCGGGTCATAGTCCTGCATGGCTTTTGTCAACTCACGGTAGTACATAGCTTCGGACAAGTCCTTAATCATATCAATGACTTTTCCCATTTCGCAAGTATCTACCTTGTCAATTCCTTTGTCAAACTGCGTTTTAGCGCATTCAGAAAGTTTCTCAATCATTTCATGCATTCTTTTAACATCCATGATCTTTCACCTCCTACGCTTCACGAACGGCAATTAAATTACTGTTCTGTACCTCAATAGCCTGTGTGGAAGTGTTCTGAACCGCTACCGTGCTGCAACATCCACGAGGAACATCAATGTAAGCCTGTGCAGATACATTGAAGAAATTCTCTACTGCTGCCGGAGTTACAATCATTCTTGTGGACTGTAAAGGTTCTCCGTCTACTGCCAGCGCAAGGGAAATTTCCCCAACAGTTCCACCCGTGGGAATCTGAATGTTTCCGGAATAACTTACAAGGAATCTTGCACGACACTGATTAGTGATACCTCTAAGTTTCACAATCCCGGATCCCTCTCTATGAGTGATACAGTTACTTCCATTCACTGCAGTTTCGGTAAAGGCAACGTCTGCTCCTGCTGCCACAGTCTGTAATGCTACTGCTGTATATTCAGCCATAATAAATACCTCTCTTTCAAAATCAAAGGGGCAAACCATATAGTCTGCCCCATGTTGTCAGTAATTCTGCATAGCAGACATAACCATAAGGTTAAGTTACTCGATATGCAGTTTTAGCATCCGCAACCAGTGTTGCAACCACACCCGTAATATACGTTAGGGTTGGGAACCTGATATGCAGGAATAGGTGCAGGTTTCACAGTGTTGATGATCTGCTGTGTCTGAGCCGCCATCTGAGTAGTGAGAAGTGCATTTTGCCGATCCTGTGAAGCTGCTCTGCGCAGATCAGTGTTCTCAGCGGTCAAAGTTGCAATCTTATCATTCGTCAAGAAATCAAGAATTGCTCTCGTTCCGGCATTCTGGCTGCCAGACTGGGAGATGTAGCGTTAAACATTTTGTTACCTCCATTTGTTTTATTTACAAATGGGATACCCGGTTTTCTGTGCGCACAACCCAAAATGTACTACATTCCAAAAAAACTTCTTATCTCATTCATGTTGATTCCATTAGTATCCATACAGTTATTCAAAATCTGTCCGGCACCATTCATATCCCCACTGTTGATTTTGCTTAAAATATTTGTTGCCATAGGATTTCCACTGGATGCCGCCTGTTGAAGTGCTTGCATAGCTGCCTGTTGTGGATTGCGAATACCTCTAATCTGATTAAGTATTTGCATCATCTGTTGGTTCATTCAACATCTTCCTTTCTTTGTGTTTGTGAAGATTTTCTTTGCGATTGCGAAGATTTCAACTGCTCAATCTTCTGTTCCAGTTCGTCAAACCGCTTCATAAATACCTCTGTGGCTTCGTCTGATAGGTCAAATTTTGTCTTTTCTTCGGTCTGCGGTAAATTGTTAGGGTTATCTTCCAAAACAGGCTTATAGAGCCTTGTATAGATTTTCCCATCCGCTCCCCAGGATTTAGCATAGATTTCCGACAAATCCTGCTTGGGGAAGAAAGCTGTATTGCCATCCATAGGAACCTCATTCGGTGCTATGCATTCCTGCGCTGGAACAATGCGACCGTACATCTGTACTGCGGTTTGTTGTGGCTGTTGCATATACTGCTGCGGTTGGAATTGTTCCTGTTGTGGCATAAACTGTCCGTACATAGGTGTCCTATACTGCGGATTGTAGTAGTTTGGATTCATAATCGGCTGTGGCATGGCTACTCTCCTTTTCTTCCATTGATTCTATCTGTTTTGCAATTTCAACTTCATCAAGTGTCTGATATGTCGGCCTGTTCAAAAGTCCCAACGGACTGAAATTCATAAGCATTACCAAGTTCTCCTATAACTTCTTCTGTGGCATGGACTACGATTGATTGATATTTAAGCGGAACACTTCCCATCTGTTCTTTACTGAAAATACGTTCCAGTGCTTCATCTGAAAATCTGAATTTTGCCATAAGGTCATCCCTCCTTATGCTTAAATTTTGGCATAAAAAAAGTCGCATATAGCGACACATATACGACACTTTTGCGACAAACAAAAAATATGCAGTTTTAAAAGTATGATAAATACGGCATTAGCACATCCTATTGCCACTCCAATGACAATAGGTTCTGCTAAAAATTCTTTAATTGAATTTCAACATCACCATTGACAATCACAATCCTTGATATTATGCTTTTTAATATATTGTTTTTCTCTTTCTTGTCGATATGCGCCCACACATCGGCAAGTTTTTTTATGTTCTCGTAAACAACTTCTTTCTTCTGACTGTTTCTTTCGTTTTTTTCTTCCTCGGTTATCTTTACTTTCATTTCAGAAATGCTTTTTTCAGTGCTCTTAATCATTTCTAAAACTGTGTCGTTTCCATCGGAATAAAGAACATATAGCCTTTTTAATTTCACCTGTTCTTTTTCAAATTGTGACTGCATTATTTCAAGTTTGCTTTGCTTTTCAATAGGCTTGCACTCTGAAAGATTTAAGGATATTTTCAAAATTTCACTTTCTACCTGTTTTTCAATATCAGCAGCCCATTCCAAAGAATTGTTACAGTTGGGATTGAAATTAGGCAAATACTTCATTGCTTTATCACGAGAACAGCAATATATTTTATGTTTTCCGTGCGTCCACTTCTGATACCGCATCTTGCATCCACACACACCACAATAACACAATCCTGTTAACAAGTTTGCATAAGTATGACAAGCAGTTTTGTTTTTCCTACGTGATTTTCTGATTTCCTGTGCAAGTTCAAACCTTTCTTTGTCAAAAATAGGTTCGTGAAGTCCTTGATATACATTCCCTTTATATGGGATCATACCTATATTGACAACTCCGGTAAGCACATTTCTTACAAGTACCTCACTGTGAAATCCTAATGATTCCTTGATATATAAATCAGAATAACCACCAATAAACATATCAAGTGCTCTGTTTGCTTGTTCCTTGCGCTCTGGTATGGGGACAAGTATACCTTTCTCCTTGCTATAATTATAGCAATACGGAGTATTAGCACCACCAATCCAGTAACCTTGTTTGATTCGCTCCAACATACCGCCACGCATACGAAGCATCATAGTATTTTTATCAAGTTGTGCGAAAACAGCCATCATCTGTGTGTATGCCTGCTCCATAGGACTGTCATAACTTACACTGTCATGGACACATTTGAATAACACTTGGTTTGGTTGAAAAACTCTTTCAATTATGTATAATCCATCAATCATACTTCTTGAAAGTCTGTCTAATTTAAACGCAACAACACATTTAACACGTTTTTTTATGCAATCGTTAATTAGTCTTTGTAATTCCGGTCTATCCATATTTGCGCCGGTATATCCATCATCAACATACCAGTCATATACAACCAGTTCATTTTTTCGGCAAAAAATTTCTATGTCTCTTTTTTGACTATCAAGACCGTTGCCTTCTTCTGCCTGTTTTTCCGTGGAAACACGCATATATGCGACACATTCCATTTTCTTTACACTCCTTTCAATATATAAAGAATGTGCCGTATTTATCATACATACGACACATTCTAAAGCCTTTTTACAACGGTGTCAACAGCATATGGATGCTATAATCTCAATAATTTCTTTTGGCAGAGAAACATCTTCAATATCAACATCTTTGCCGTCTTGTGTAACTCTAACCATTTTTTACCTCCAGTCTGTTTATTTTTTCATAAACCTTTTTTGATATTCTGTTGACCGTTCTGTCACATACATTAATTTTTTTGTGCTGTTTCTGTAATAGTTTTTCCACAGGAAAGCATTTTAAACACTTTCTCTTCCTCTTCCGTAAAATTGGCGTTCCGGAAGATTTCATCAAGTTCCGGCTTAGTCAGTTTTGACAACTTCATAAGCCAGTCTCCTTTTCTAAATTTCAGTTTAGTTCAATTTAATGACCACTCCTTAACATATAAAATAACATCTCTGTTATGGATCTTGTTCTCTCTCCCTGTCTGCATGGTAATATTATTTCAAGCTTCCAACACGTATCTGTATCCAGCGGTGTAGGATTCTCGTATTCATCCGCAGGGTCTCTATATTCCGGTATTGCAACCATTATTCCGTAGTATAGTGATGAGTTTGGATTGCATTCCTTAATATGTTTAGCCAATTTTCCGCTTCTCAGATCCGCTTGGATGCTTTTATAACAATCCATAGTAGTAACTATGTAATTTTTTTCTCCCAAGAAATTCAGTCCATTCCCACTAAAAACATCTTCTCTACAGCTCTTTATTTCATAACAAGTGAATATCCCTTTTTCTATCGCACTGATTGCAGTTACTCCAGCAGGTTCAAATTGCATGAAATCAATTCTTTTAACATCACTTGTGCCGTAGTCTATGCTCACTTCGTTTGCGTAATACTTTCCTCTTTTGCAAAGTCGATCGGCAACCAATAGATCTCCCAGAAACCTTGTTACTTCTCCTCGTTTCATTGTTCCTCCTCTAAATTCTAAATGATTTTCATTTTTCGCCTGAGTCGAGCTGCCCAGTACTCCGTTATCTTGTACTTGTGGCACGCGTCCCTCCACATCTCCCGTCCCGTCTTGCCATCCCAGTGAATGCAATCATCGCAGTTAAAGCACGGTGTTTCCATCTCTCCCTGGCAATGATCAAAGCAGTTTGGATTATTTGCACAATGCTCGCAAATACATCGCATACAGCTCATGCTCTACCTCCACTAAATCCTAAGTTACATAGGTTTCACAGTTACACCGTTCACCTCTGCGGCTCCTTGCAGATCAATGACCAAACACTGCCTTCCGTCAATCAGCTTTGTTTCCACAAGATCTGTACGCTCAGGTTTTACCTTTACGGTCACATCCGGTGTCTTTACCTCAAAGCTACGGCTGCTGTAAATATTGTCCAGCATCAGCTCCGTGTCCGGACCTACAGTATCGTAGTAGCACTGGTCAAATGCATCCATGCTGTCATCGTCTAAACCGCTTTTGGCAAAGATGGTTTTAACTTTGTTTTTATCCAGTACCACCGGCTCCGGATCTTCCTTGTGTTCCTGCACAACCTCTGTCAGCTCATAGTGGATATTCTTAACCGCTTCCACGGAGCAGTTATCTCCAATCACCTCTTCTACCAGTGCCTGGAATGCTTCTTTCTGACAGTCCGCAGGCAGGGGCAACGGGCATCCCAACACCTTATCAATAAATTCATCTTTCAGTTCCGCGGCATCCTTGGAATAGTACAGAGTACTATGAATGTCTGCGCTGCGATCATTAAAGGCCGGGAACAGGAACGCGGTATCAGGCATTCCTACCACCCAGTCGCGGAGCCGGTTCTGGAAGATATTCTCCGTCGCATTATAACTCAGACCGGTTTTGGACAGATCTACAGGGCAGATGCAAGCCAATATGTACTCGTACACCTCATCGGATGCATCATCCAGTTCAACACCATCCTTGGTGCGGCCCGGAATATCATAGGCATCGTGGATCAGCAAAATCATTATTTCCATTATCTTTATCCCAAACAATCCAACAACTACTATCAAACGGCATTTTGCTTATAAAATGATTTGCCCCCCAAATAATCTGATTTTTTGACACTCTAAACAGTTCATCGAAATATTTTTCGTTTGGTGACTTTATATCCATTCCGCTAAAACTCTTGTAATCCTTTGCTTTTGCCAGGCTACCTCTTGTATGGTTTTTATCCCCATTTTCTCCAATACCATACGGTGGATCCACAATCGCAAGGTCAAAGTAACCATCCGGGAACTCTTTCATCCCATCCATGCAATCCATGTTGTAATATCCAAAATCCATTACGGCATCACCCCCGGAATATCCTCAAAACTAATCTGATTATCTCTTTCAAAGACAATCATCTCATTTTTGGCTCTCTGATAAAAGTTGCGGTCAATCTCAAATCCGAATGCACTTCTCCCGATCTCTGCGGCTGCTCTTAAGGTACTACCGCTGCCACAGCAAGGGTCAATCACTACATCACCGGGATCAGTAAAAATCTCAATCAGCTTTTTAAGGACTGCTACCGGCTTCTGTGCCGGATGGATTTTCGGAATATCTTTTCCGTCTTTCTCCCAGGAAAACCAGTTAAAAATCATTTTTCCAGTGCCACGGATCGTCTTTCCGTCCTCGTCAACCATTGCACCGTTTCGGAACTTCGGCAGCTTGTCACGGTAGAACACAAGAGCATATTCAGTAGCACCAACCACACGCATATTTGCCTTAAGCACCTGCGGACTGTAATTTTTAACAAATACCAACGGTATGTAATGGACGAATCCATGCTTATAGGCGGCATCAATCAGCGTAGGCATTTGTTCAAAAGAGCAGAACACGATCATGCAAGGGCTGTTGCTACTTCTTCCCCTGGTAACGCTATTCTTGTCTTCCTTTTTCAGCATCTTTGAGCAGAAATGAAAATACTCATACAGATTAAAGTTGAAATCGGAATTGAACGCCGCCTTTCCTGCAAGTTTGCTTTCACCGTTCTTATTATCCCCACCGTTGTACCACATAGGGTTACTGCCGTAGAAGTTCTTGCCTACATTATACGGGACATCGGCAATGATAAGCTGTGCCGGAGGTATGGCATATTTCTTATAGTTCTGCATTGAATCTCTGTAAATCTCACATTTTAATTTTTTCATTTTTTTCAAGGAGACCGCATATGCTTCACTCTGGCCAGAGTCTCGGCTCCTTTCTCTTATTTCTGTGCTAAATAGCACATGATTCCACAATCCGGGAATATTTCTGTGTTCATATCTCCACGGTTTGGATCCAGTTCATCGAGATATAACGGCGTCCCGTCACTCTCTTTCAGAATGGAATACCCAACCAGTCGTTCCAAGTGTGCCCGGCTCTCAAATACTTCCGGGAAGTCCTTGCGGATCCTGTTCCAATACCCCATACCGCCCTTGACACATCCGATGCAGTTATTGTTCGGATATCCCAGGTCGTACATCTTCGGTCGGGGAAAGGAAAACGTTCTCTCAAACAGCCCGTGAACCTCTTCCTTTGACAGATTCCGAGCGATCAGCGGAAATTCATGCTCCGCTTGTGGATTAGATTCTACCGTCCGCTCTGCCCGGTTGCGCTCTCGCAGGTCAAATCCCCAATCATAGATCAGGTCGTATTGCTTATGTTCCTGCTCCCATTGCTTACGGACACGCTTTTTCAACCAGTTCGTGCATGGGGCAAATCCGTTGCCTGCGCTGCGGAATCCTCCGAACGCTCGGACACATTCTTCCACACATCCATATTCCGTAGATCTAAGTACCTCAATTTCTTTTCCGATTGCCTTTTCGCAATCTCTGATAAATCTCATGCTATCCTCATGTTGGTCGGCAATGTCAATGTAAATCCACTTATCAACATCTCCTGCAAGGTATCCCGCCATAAAGGATGATACTCCTGCGCTGATCCAACATACCTTTAGCTTTTCTGCCATAACACCACGCTACAAATGCTGTATCGTGGATCACCATTCGTTTGCTCTACATACGCTTATCAGTAAGCCTTATAGCCACGGTGTTGTAATTTTTCGGTACGCCACCCCTATTCACTGCGCACCAACCCGGTTTACCGGGCATTCGTTATTCCTTCCTTAAAATTGTTTCTGCCTGCTCCTTGTACTGTCTCCCTGCCATCTGCACCAGGTAGTGCTGTAATGCTTCATCCACGCTGATATTGTGCTTCGTGCGGTATTTATCCACGTACTGTCGGAAGTCCTCATTCTCGGCATACAGGGCGGTATAATCAATGTTCTGCATCTGCTCCACCTACTTTCTCAAAATAGAACTTTATCGGTTCTCTGTTTTCTTGCACCATGCCATACCGCAAGGCTATATTGTATGTACACACATCTCTTTTCAGTCTATCCGGTATCTTCTGCAACTGTTTTCTGAATGTTTCTAAATCCATTGTTGCCTTATAACGATTGCATGAACCGCAGGACGGCATCAGATTGCCTATGTTGTGTACGTCTATTCCGGTAAATTCTTCGGTGTACTCATAATTTCTAAGGCAATGCAAATGGTCTACATTAAAACCTTTCTCCGGTATCTCACAGCCACAGTAAGCACAGTGACCGTTGTATTTCTCGTACACAAGTTTTCTAACAGATTTAGAAATCGGTTTTCGCATCTATTCCACCTGCCTTTACTATCTCGATTGCTTTGACCAAAAGGAGCTTTGTTCCAATTTTCCCCATAGTACTTTTTAAATTCCTTTTCCAACTGTTCCACAACCTTGTTCGGGTCGTATGTCTTGCTCTCCGAAAATGCCTTTTCCTCTGGAATATCAATCAGTCTTCCCATCGTTCGCACTCCTGTTCCATGCTTCAATCAGCTTTTCTTCATTGTAATCTTCTTTCAACATCATCATTCTTCCACAATTCATGCATTTTACGTAAAATTCGCATAAGATAGCACTTTTTTTCTTACATGATGGACACGGCTTAAGTTCTTCGCTCATTATTCACACCCCTTTTCTTCTAACGCATTGTATAAGCTCAAGTATATTTCAAAATCATTCGGGTTCATTTTGTTCGAAAGAAAATCTAAAAAATCCTTATTTTTTAGGCATTCCTCCACCGTGCCGATTTGGCGGTACCGTAACAACTCTTTCATAGCCTGTACTGCAACTGCATCAAGCGGAGTTATTTCACATCCTGCGTTCTCGCACGTCTCGTGAACTTTAATTGCATTTTCTAACACTTCATTACATAAATTTGGTACTGTCATTTCTACTCCTCCAACAGTTCCGGATTGTCAAATACATTACCAATCACTGAACATTCATCACCTAAAACCTCATAGCTTTCAGAAAATAATCTGTTTGTCACTTGGAAGGAAATTGTTTCATCATCCCATACGACTTCACCGATGCTATCTGCTTCCGCCAGTCCGCTGTCTGTGCTGTATACATCCAAATAAGCTACAATATCATTTTCAAAAATCAACTTGCCGTTCTTGTCCTTAAGTCCGGTGCACTGGCAGATTGTGTTCGGGTCTATCTCGTAGAAATTTATACCAGTAACATTCCAATCATCACAAGCAGTTCCATTGTATTTTTCAATAACAATTCCGCCAATAAATACTCTTCCATTTTCAAATCCATCATCAAACAAGTAACCATGTACCCATTCTCCATTATCAATCCGCTTTCCACGGAATAAATATCTATCTTGCATCCTCATTCCTCACTTTCTTTTTTTAAATTCCGCAGGACACATAACAGCGCCATTGCCAACTCCTCGTCCGTCATGCTACGGATCCGGTCTGCGTTGATCTGTTGCTTTTTCTTATTTCTAAGAAATGCTCCGATCACTGGCATATCTCTGTCTGCAAAAGATAGGTGTTCACTACTTTTCCCAGAATAAATGATAAGTGGATTTTGCTTTCCGGCTTTACTGGCTCTTAATACCTCGTATGGATTATTTGACAGCGGTAGCAGTTCCCATCCATCCCCGACCAACCATTTTTTCAAATCTTCCAACTCGCTGATATGTAATACATTTCTTTTCGCCATCATTATTCCTCGCTTTCCCGGTACGGCTCCGGCAGTGGCATCCAGGCTATAACATTTACGCTATCAATATCATCACCGAGGACAAACCGTCCTCCCAAATATTGTACAAAGCAACAACGGTTTCGATATGTATCCCATCCAATTACGCTATTAAGAGATTCTTCCGGCAGTCTCTCGCTAACCGGAATCCACACCGGCTGATTCTGCAAGGCGGTGATTGCCATCTGTAATGCATCCTCACAGCAATGATCTACTCCAGTTTGTCCGTACAGAGGACATTCTTCACAAACATCTGAGTACCGTTCACTCTGAGCCTTTAAGCAGTAAATAGCTTCTTCTCTCTTCATTCCGCACCTTCCATTTCTTTCAGCTTGGCTTCGGCTTCCTCTTTGGTTAAAAAGATAGTTTTGCCAAATTCATCTATATCAAAGTAACTGAAAGTTGACTTTGTTACCTTGTGCTTATGGACTGTTCGGCAATATGTTTTTCCTTTTACTACTACTTTTTCTTGAACATCATCCCACCAAGTAATGTTGTAGACTTCTGTTCCAACCTTGCACGGTAACCGCAGTAGCAATCCCTGCTCCTCGGCATCCTCATAATCTGCCAGCTTCTCCATTGCACAGTATCCTTCTTCACAGTTGGAATAGTTGGCATTCGGTTTTCCTCCAAAGCATTGATAGAATGTTCTCAATGCGTTTTCACCGTGATTCTCCTTTACCAAAATTCCATCAGTAGTTCTTTCTGTCAGTCTCTCCATCCTTGCTCCTTTCCTTGATCCTCGGTCTCTCTGCAAATTGAGAATAGCTGCAGTCATACGGCTTCGTGCGTCCGATTCTAATAGCATCAATAACCGGATGTGTAGCCATGTAGAGTAAGTCACCGTTCTGAAAGTTTCCTGTTCCCTCTCTCATACAGCTACGCTCCTTTTCCCGTATGTACTTGCGATTCCGTATACATTGCAAATTTCTCTATAATATTTTTCCTGCGCATGGATATGAGCATCCACACGATCAAGTTCCGTCTCACACCACTTGGAAAATTCTTCTGTGGATAATGGTGTCTCTGAAGTATCGAATTTCTCTCTGTTGTCAATCACAAAACGCACCATGTCAACCGGAATGTGGTTCAAATCCGCAAGAATCTGAATCTGTTTATCCTTGTCATCTGCTTTTTCATAATTCTCCAACAATTCATAGCCTGTCATCTGCATTTGCATCACCTCTTATCAAGTTTGATTTCGTTGTCGTAACAACGCTTCTTTGGGTTTCCCTCTACGGGAGAAATCATCTTTTTAGGGTCTGTGGTATATGATCCGTTTAGTTTCAAACCTATTTTGCTTTTTTCATCCACATAGCATGATGGCTTGTAACGATCCGGTGGAATGTAGTTGTGAATCCGCCAGTGCTTTACCAATACTACACCACTATCGAAAGATAACAGGAATCTATTTTCTATCAGCACTTTCAAATCATCATCTGAAGCACCGCACATCCTTATAATTTTCCGCTGATTGTTTACAAATCCGTCATCATCAGCGTTCATGCAGATATGGAAATAAAGCATTTGAGCCGTAGCAGGAATATCCAAAAAAGCATCACTCTCAATTATTTTTGAACTGAACATTCGTTTTTCTGCCATTTAGAACTCCTTACTCAAAAATAGGCTTCTCTATATAGATTCCGGTGTTTTCCACCAGTTCTTTCCACAAGTCCATGAAATCTTTTCCATTGCATTTGTCTCCTGCTTTGTCCATATGGTCTGAAAACTTATCCTTGAAATTCGTAAGTTTCTTTTTACCAAAACCATCTTCCATAAGAATTACCATTCCATATAGGATGTACCTGGTGGACAACTCATTTATAAAGTTGTTACATCTGACCTGTTCACGAATGCAATTCTGCGCTACAACCGACTTGTAATGTGGATAATCAGCTTCTGTAAATTCCTTGTACTCAATCGTCCAGTCAGCAAAGTCGTTAAGTCTATTCTGTAACTCCGTATAAGGCTCATTCTCGTACTTTTCGTTGTACTCGGTAAATTTACCGCAGAAGTCGGAAAGTTTCGTCTGTGAGTACTTGTAGTCTTTCCACAAGGTATAGCAGAACAGTGTCAGTATCCCAGTGAATGGACTTCTTTCGGCTGACTGTCTCAAAAGTTCTGTCTCACGTCTCAGACGAAGTATGGCTTGTGGGTTGTCATAATGTTTTGGCATTTTTATGTCACCTCTTTTCAAGTTCTGATGTTTTGCAAATCGAATATATTTAACTGTTCTGTTTCTTCTTTATATCTGTTCAACCCTCTTTCATATATGCTTTTATCTTTTTCAAATCCTATAAAATTTCTTCCAGTATTATGGCAAGCAACACCTGTTGTACATGAACCAGCGCAACTATCTAATACCAGATCTCCATTACTCGTATATGTTAGTATCATGTATTCGCATAAAGATACCGGCTTTTGCGTCGGATGGATTTTTCCTTGTTGGCTTCCACTACTGAAGGTTTGCACATCAATAGGGTATCTGTCTGTGCTGTCATAACTGGTTTTTCGTACTTCACGGCCGTAACAACTATCACCGTTCGATTCCTTGATAAAATCACTTTTTGAAATCTTTCTGCAGTGTCCGTGTGTTATCTGAGGATTGTATGTAGGCTGTTTTTTGTAAAAAACACTTATTATCTCATGTGCTCTCATTGGCTGCTTTTTTGCGTTCAAATGACCTCTCGGATGTGATTTATGCCATATCCAATCATATTTGTACATACTTATATTACTAAGCCTTAAATAACTGGAGAATGGTTCTGCACCAAACAATAAAATTGAACCGTTATCCTTAATTACTCTGCAGTATTGTTCCCAAAGCAAATCGAACGGAATAACCGTATCCCATGAGCATTGTGTTGTTCCGTATGGCAAATCTGTAAAAATCATATCTACAGATTTATCATCTAGTAGCTTCATTCCCTCTAAGCAATCCATGTTATAAAATCCAAAATCAAGCATACACATTCCTCAAATCATGTAATCTTCTCAAATTTCCTTAAAAAGCATTTCTCACACAACTGAACACCGTCAAAATCGTAAAGTTCCTCTACCTCTTCCTTACAATCATCGCAATACAAATGTTTCACATTTATGTTCGGGCACCTATTGCCGAGACATTGGATAAGCTTCCGTTGCACATCCGCAGCATTCACCTTCGTATTTCACCATTTTCTGAAAAACTCCTTTAATTTATTGCAGACTTGCTGAAATCTATACTTAAACAAGTACTTTTTAAAAGATTCAGTTCCATATTGATAGCAAAGATACATAATTTGTTTTTGAGTAGAAAGAGATTCATAAAACTCCTTGTCAGTTTCTTCAACGTATTGTAAAAGTACTTCATAGGTTGTTTTATTCATCACTGCCACCTTCCTTTTCTCCATGCAAAAGTTCCATAAACTTCGCAAATTGCTTCTGTGACACGGAATTGTTCTGCTTCTCAGGCTTAAGGCTGATAACCAAATGTTTGTCAGCTATGTTCGCAAGTTCCCTTGCAAGGTTGATTCTGCCTTGTGCCAGTCCATCACGGTACCCTTTTCCCGGTCGGTACTCTGCGATCTGCTTCTTGCCATCACCTTGACCACCTGCTGTCTTGTTGCGAAGCTGATAACCAACGTCCGCATACTTCTTAATCCAGTATTGTTCCCACTTGTCAAGTTGTTCTGCCGGATAGTGCATAAAGCCGATTTTCCAACCGTAAATGTTGTCCGTGGAATACAGTCCATGACTTTTGATTGACAGGTCTATGTGCTGATAGCCTTTAAGGTGTCCGGCAAGCCTTGAAAGCAAATTTACCGCTTGCCCGATATAGGCATATCGAAAACCGTCCTCGTCTGTTCTTGTCAGAAAGTAAATTCCACTTCCATCGTCTATGTGTGGATTAACTTCCAGTATGCGCTCACGGTTCTTTTTCTCAATGGCTTTTGCCTTTGCTACGTTCTTCCAATCAGCCAACCACTTCACCGCCTTTCAAATGGAATCAAATATCCGTCCGGCAAAGCATTTATAATATTTCTCAATGCCACATATCCTGTCTTTTGCATATTTACTAAAGAATTGCTTTGACAGGTATTCAGTTCGGATATGTTGGAATCAATGCTCTGCATTATTTCACTTCTTAATTGCGGTGTAAGTGGTCTATAAAATGTGTCAGCCATTCGCACCACCATTTCTGTACTTTTCCAGTTCCGCAATCATGGTTTCTCTGCGAATATCTCCGCTCTCATGCCACTCTACCGCATGAAAAACACCGTTAAGATTCTCGCTCAAAACCTCGATTCTGATACTTGCCGACCGGATATACTCAATCAACCGCTGTGTATCTCGTGCTATGTCCTCGTAACCGTATTCCTGTAAGTGCTGCACCATTTTTTCAAGGTTCGCAATGCTTGAACTATTCATCAGTTCCGTCACATCTTTGTAGCACAAATAACCAAAACTTCCACCACTCATACGCACTTCTCCTTTTTAATCACTTCATAAAAACTACCCATCTTGTCATACCTCTTTGGTCTCCAAGTAACGGATTTTGTCCGAATACTTTCAGAACCTTTGAAAAAGATATCTGTTGGTCATTCCATTTGAATATAAGTAGTCCGTCCGGCTCTAAAACTCTCATGCATTCATCGAATCCTGCCTTTAGGTATGTTGGCCAATCTTCCGGAAGTACTCCGTATTTTTGTCTTAACCAAGATTTCTCTCCGGCATGAATCAAATGTGGAGGGTCAAAAACAACCACTTTGAAGCTTTTATCTTCATACGGCATATTACGAAAATCCATTTTTATATCCGGTTTAATAAGTAGTTTTCTTCCGTCACATAAAGTGGTTTCCAATTCACGGTTATCTGCAAAAACAACATCCGGATTCTGCTTATCAAACCGAAACATTCTACTTCCGCAACAAGCGTCTAATACTCTTTTGCTCAAAACGGACACTCCTTTCCATTCTGTAAAATCCATTCCTTACCGCCCTGTGCAACGTCCACATGAGCCATAGGAGCAATCTTTTTGACCTCTGCGGCACATTCACTGGGGTCTGCATTATCTCGGCTTAAATGGCACAATATGACGTTTTGCAAGCTATCTGTTTTGTTAGCCATCACAAAATCTTTCACGGTTTCAAGTTCCATGTGACCACGAAAAACGTGATTCCTTTTCGCAACATTTTCATCATCAATGTACTTCTTCTGATAGTTACATGAGATTAAAATGTGGTTTACATCTGCAAATCTCCATTTGCAAAACTCCGTGTCTGTAATGTACAGAAGTTTCCCCATTTCCGGATGTGTTATCAGGAATCCATAACAAGGGCATTCTGAACCGTCAGCGTTGGTATGTGTCCACTTACCATCCAGTGTCGTAAGATCAAATGCCATTATTTTTCCACCAGTAAACCCTATTTCCATAGGTTCTAAACTCTCATATGGCTTAAATACTGGTATTCCCATGTGTTCAAGGTCTGATACGGATAATGAGTGGTCTTTGTGCGCATGGGTGCATATCGCACCCACAACACACTTAATATTCCAGTTAAGACCACGTTTTATGTACATGATAGGAAGTCCTGCATCCAGTAAAAGTGTTTCACCGTCATCTGCCACCAGTGCATAAAAGTTACCGGAAGAACCGGATCCTAAACATTTTAGCTTCATATCCTATCTCCGTTCTTGGCTTCATTTCTGCACCAACAATCAATATATCTATTGGAATCTTCCTTTTTTGTCACAAGAAACTTTCTGTATCTTGAAATAAGCGGTTTCATGGATTCTTTGTATACATCAGTATTGATATAGTTCCAAATGTCCATATAGATTGTGTTAAATTTGAATGGTGGTACATATTCCCAAACATCAGCATTTACAATCTCAACCTTGTTATTAAGTGGAAGTTGGTCTTTTACCAGCTCAATAACTTCTTCTGATTTCTCTACCACAACGATTTTATCAACATCAATTTTGTCTTGAATCGCCAGTAAAATCATTCCTATGCCAAGACCACCAATAAGTACATTCCCATGTGCGTTTTTCACAAAGTTTGCATTTGTTCGCTTTTCCATATATGTATCAGACATAACGACTTCTCTACGGTGTGTAAGGCGAATATAATTTCCAGGCAATATGCCATGAACCATAGCATACAAATCTTTTTGACCGATCATGAATTTTTCCAACGAATAGTCACCGACTTTGCGCTCATGCAAAATGTCACTCATGTTTTCATACATTTATGCAATCCCTCCTACTTAAAGCAATCCGGTGTCTCTGCGTTAGCAATGGTCTGTTCCGTGCTGTCCGTGGTGACTTCCTCAAAAGTTGCATCTGGAAAATCAACAGAATTTGCGTTTGCCTGAATTTCCTCTGCCGCAACTTTTTCTACATCAAGTTTCACATCTGAAACATCAGGAAATTCTTCCTGTGCATACAGGCCTTGGAATTTATCCGGAAAAGCTTCTCTTAATGCCTGTACAACAGCAACTTTTCTTATCATTGTTGCAGGCTTTTTAGACCATTGACTGTTGATTGTTCCATCTTTTTTTCTTCCAACATATTCATCGAAAGATACTGACTGGTACTCCGGTGTTTCTCTTCCTTTTATAAATACTTTCGCCCAACCTCCTACAATAGATTCATCCTTAAGTACAAAAGATCCTTCTCTTTCTTCAACAGAACCATCTTTCTTCTGAACAATAATTCCTGCTTTTTTTCCTGCATAATTCGGATTTGCATCGGCTCTTTTTGTAAAAACATCTTTTCCGGTAACAATCGTAGCAGGATCATTGTTTCCAAACTTAATTAGGTATGCTTCTTTCAAAAAAGGATTAAGATGCTGATATCTGCAAAGAGACATAAACATCATTACTTCCTGATCCGATACGTTTCCACCACCGCTTACAAGGTACTTTCTTACCGTTGTTGGGGAAATTTTTACAATTTCCCCATTTGATTCGTATTCCACAATTCCTGTGTTTTCCTGCTTCTTTTCTTCTGCCATACCTCGTACCTACCTTTCTACTTTCTTAAGTCCTTCAATTCCGATGATGAATACCTGGGTTGTCTTTGGATTCTGAATCAGTGCAAGAAGTTTACATTCGCCGTGCACGTCATCATGATTTGCAATGTTCAAAACCTTTGCAACCATCCCGTCTTCAACAGAAACTTCCTTAACATAATTTTGCCTATAATTTCCAAGTCCACTCCATGTATCGTATGTTGAATAGCAATGACCTCTATGTGTTACCTCTACCATGTCACCGACATGAATTTTGCTGTCATCCTCTTCCGGTTTGTAGTTTTCAAGGACAACGTACTCGTCGTGCCATACGCAACAGCTTTTAACAGAGTTTTTAACATTACATGTTGCGTTCTTAATACCAATTACTCTGAAAATCTCTCCGTTTTCATATGGTATAAGAAAAGGTTTTGCATCCACAATTTTGATGTACTCACCGACTTTAGCTTTCCTCTTCACCTCCCTGACACCGTTATCAGGCTTTACATCTTCGCCCATCAGCCTATCAAAAGCCAACTTAGCACCAGTACGGAAATCAAATTCATCAGCCGGATTGCATTTTGCTTCTGCTTTCTCGCCAGTGGTCTTGTCCAGTGCAACCACTTTGTTGTCGTTGCGGTAGATGACAATGGTTTCCTGTTTTGCTTTTCTTACCAAATCAAAACATTCTTCTTCAACCGAAAATACTTTCCCAACACTGCGTGACCCTTTTATGATTTTTATACACATCGTATAGTCTCTTAATTCTGTAACAATGGCTTCTCTTACACAAGATGTATTAGTTATGGTATAATTTTCATCTGCTTTTTTGTTTGGTTTAACCACATCTCCAACATAGAATTTATGTTTCATACTTATTCCTAACTTTCCGGCTCGTTCATAAACTTGCCAAATTCATCATTTTTCACTTTTACATCAGCCTTGCAAATTTCCTTAATACTCTTAGGCATCACGTTCCATGTGACATCAGTACCGGAAATCTTTCCCTTGAGTTTCAATGCTCCACGATCTGTCAGACCCATGTAAACTCCCGTGTAGCACTTGCCCTCTGCGTTAAAAACCACGGTGTCACCGGCATTGATTGTTTCTCCGCTTGTTGTCAAAACGGAAATGACTGTCTCTTTCTTAATCTGCATTTTCCACCTCCATAAGTTCACCATTTTCCAATCTGTACCATGTATCCGGCTTAACTTTTTCACCGTCTACCCGAAACATCTTTGCGCCAAGAAACTCCCATGCTTTCTGCTCTGATCTGTCGTATCTATCATCATCTTCTTTGCCGATGTATTTCCACTCTGCAAGTACAATATGAGAACCAAGAACACCCATTGCTTTTCCTTTGTATCCCCATGCAACCGCAACCGCATCTTTATCTTCTGCGGAAGATGCTCCCTTGTAACCAGTAGCGGAAGATGCTCCACAGTTACCAGTAGCGGAAGATGCTCCATAGTCACCAGTAGCGGAAGATGCTCCCTTGTAACCAGTAGCGGAAGATGCTCCACAGTTACCAGTAGCGGAAGATGCTCCCTTGTTACCAGTAGCGGAAGATGCTCCATAGTATTCATCACTTCCAGCTTCTTTTTTAACTCTACTCATGGTAAAATCAATGGCTGCTTTTACCAATCCGGAAATATCCAATCTCGCACCAATCTTTATTTTTGTGGACGCAACCTTGGAATCATCTTCACTTCTATCAAATTCACCGCTCTGCTCCACCTCATGGTAAACAGATTCATTTGGAGAATAATAATTAAGACAATCCAGTGGATATTCGCAAGCGTGAAATCCACTATGACAAGCATCTGCTGTCTCCTCTTCGTACTCCTTGCTTTCTTCGTACTGAAATCCACGGCAAGTCATGTCTTTGTTGAATCCTTTGTAACTCTTAATTACTTTTTCCATTCTTCACTTCCTCCACTTTCAAACTTGCATCATCACTTCTGCGGAACATAATCAACTGGCTGTCAATCTGCGGTATTCTCCATGAATCAAGGCTCTCGGTATCGTCTGTCATAATCGGCAACTCCACACCGCACTTCTTCTGAAATGCTCTGCAAATGTCGATTTCCGTCAAAATCTTTGCACCGTGGTTCATGTTGCGGCTGTAAGGTTCTCCCTTGTAGATAAAGTCGCAACATTCCTCGGTATCACCGTTCACAAGCGGTCTGAACATCTGTACATGGCAGAACTCCAAATACTCGTTCACATCAGATTCCAACAGTTCATTCTTCTTACGACTAAACCTTTTCAGCAAATCAAGCTGTGCCTGCACATCTGTAATGCTCTGTGCAATGTCTCTTCTCTCCTGTTCCAGTTCTGCGATCCGCTTATCAACACTCTCGTTAATGCTCACACTATCCAGTTTCCTGTTCACCTGTTCAATTTCTGCCCTGATCTCTTCCTCTGCGCATTTCAGTTCAATTCTCATGCTCTGCATATCCGCATAGCGGTTCATGGCAGATTCTTTCTCTGCAATCTGTGACTGGACAGATTTGTATTCTTCTGTGTTGGAAATATCCACGCTTGCCGGAATGGAATTTAAGGCATTATCAGCAATGGAAACCTCTTTTTGCAACCGCTCCACTTCATCCTCGGTCTTTTTCAGTTCCTTGCGCTTATGCTCCAGTTCTGCCTGATCCGCTTTGATATGGTCAGCACAGGAAGAACCCTCTTTGGTAATCAGTTCCAGTTCATGTGCCTTATGCGTATCAAACTCCGTTCTTAACTGCTCTTTTTTCTCTTCCGGATATTCCTGTCCACAGTAGGAGCAAATCAGAGAGTTTTCATCAAATTTAAGGCTTTTATTCAAATCCCAACTCTTCTTCAAATCCTGTCTCTTCTGCTCATACTGTGCGATACGCTTTTCCAGTTCCGTGATCTCTTCACGAATGGTATCTGCCTTAAGCAACTCTTTCTGATGCTCATTCTGAATCTGATTCAGTGTTGTGCGTTTCTCTCTTCTGTCCGCATCCAGTTTTTCATTTGCTTTCTGCTGCAATGCGCTCAACTGACCTTTTAACTCAATGATTCCATCAGAAATCTTATCGTAGGACTTCATGCTGTTCTGCGTATCTGTCTGCTGCTTAATATTCTCTGACAGTTTATCCAGTAAAGCTTTCTTTTTCAGTTCCAGATCCGCAAGGTCAATATCCACTCTCTGACGGCTTACCTCGTCAATTCTGCTTGGAATTTCATCCAGTAAATCCTGCAAGCCCTTGGTTCCATTTCTTCCCCTTGTGCCGTACAACTGCGTATTGCAACGCTTTTTCAGTTCATCAACTGTGCCGTCCTGCAGAACAGTCCTTAATGCTTCAAACTCCGGAAACTGATTGCAAATTTCATCATTACTGTGCTGACCAAACATATCAGCAAGAATTGCTCTTTGATCCGTGCCACCTTTCAGCAGAAGTGTCATTGCATTGATGCAAAGTGAAAACTTATCTTTTCCGCATACACTCTCTTCCAAAAATGCTTCAAAATCTGCTGCCTTTTTTGGAATATCATTCACATAGTAATCCGTGACATTGCCGGTAAACTCGCCTTTCTTATTGAAGTTCTGACGGCATACTTTTTTCAGAACCTTGTCTGTACCGTCAATCTCCACGGTAACTTCTGCGGTAATATCTCCGTCAATGTCATTGCCGTCCTTATCGTGCGGTCTTATTCCGGTGATCTCTCTGCCGTTCTCGTCACGGCAGCCAAAAATATACTGAATTGCTCTTTTAATCGTGGACTTTCCAGTTTCATTCACTCCTGAAATCTCTGTCCGGTCGTATAAATCAGTGTCCACTACGTTAGAACCATAGAATTTGCAGAAATTCTGCAAAAAGATGTGCTTAATCCTCATTTTTCCTATCCTCCCAAAGATATAAATACAGTGAATTAACAAACATATAGATTGAGACCGGCTTGTCTGTCTCGTTGATTTTCTTGTACAATTCTGTGGTTGTGTTTATCTTGTCAATAACCCACTTGATTGCCCGATACACGCTTTCCTTGGTTGTGCTGTGTTCCTCCCCAATAATTCGATAGATTTCAGACAGTCTTCTGTTTCTATTCTCAAACATCAGCGTTTCAACCTCGATGATGTACTGGAATCCCGGCAAGTACTGTTTCATCCCAAGTTCTACCAAGATTTTTCTGATTTTCCTTTCCATTTCCTCATTCCTCCGGCTTTCAATCTTCTGCTGCGTGAATCATATTATCATCTCCGATATACAAGATTCCTGCATCTAACAATCCTGCAATCAAAATCTCATTCGCACGGACGATAGGGATAATTTCTTTCTTCAACATGAAAATACTCCTTTCCTAACCATTTTTTCTTCCCGGTATTGCGGTTTACAATTCTGTAATAGAATGCTGTTTCACGGTCAACTTCCCACTCTTTCGGACTGTAAAATATCTTTCCTATGCACCCTTTGACTGTAAACCGCCTTTTGGCACTCATACATCTTCCTCCGCAAGTTTGGCATACTTCCAAGTTGAAACATTATGGTATCCGTCAGCAGAATAAGATGTACAACCTCTGTCCCATGCAAAAACAATATTATTTTTGTATCTTGCGAAATGTCTTTTTTCCCAACGTCCGTCTTCTGAATCTCTCACCAGAATTTTCGTATCCACATGCACTTTCGACCAATCCACCGTAGGCTCTACATATTCCTGTTCTAACCATGCCCTAAATTTTTTTCTGCAGTTGTTGCAACTGCTCCATGCGCAATCATGGCAATTAATAGCAAAGCAATCGCTCAATCTTCCTCTCTTATCAACAGTTATTTTAATGTCTTTTGCAGCCATATCAATAATCTGTTCTGCATACTTCTCTCTATTCGTCATTTTCCATTCATCCTTTCCAGTTCTGCGCTCCTAGTTAATATCCAGTCAGCGTAGTCACTTAATTCTGTTTTAGTTGTTGCATTTTTCTCACCGTGGTAAACCATGAGTACAATTCCAACATCTTCATACTTCTCAAACAACTCTGCCAGGTAGTCAGTCCCCACATGAATATTTCCGTCCGAATCGTAAATGTCTGTTACTCCAAGCCGTTTCATCCGGTCCGTATGCCATCGGTCTGAAATCTGCATCAGTCCTTTGCAACCACCGCTTTCAACATCCGGTCTGCCGGAAGATTCTTTCTCTATCATTGCCATAAGCAGTTCCGGGCAGATGCCGTATTCCTCACCGTACTTTACACACGATTCCTGCGCTTCTTCGGAGATAAAACTGCCAAATGGCTGTGCCGTGGATGTAAATGTGATGGAGAGTGCTATTATAATAGGAAGAAACAGCTTTATTGTTGTTCTCATGCGCTTTCCTCCTCGATAGGTTCAATGCCAATCTCTTTCAGCTTGTTATACAAGAACATTCTGCCTTTCTGTGTCCATACGGTAAGTGGCTTTGTACCTGTACTTCCGTCATGCTTAACATAATCATTTGTCTTTGTTCTCACATAACCCTTGCCTTGGAAGTCTGCATACAATATCCACTGGTCACCGACTTTTCTCTGAATACCGGCTGTTCTTAAAACAGAATTGAACCTCACCGCACTCATTCCGTAGTCCTGCGCAATCTGTGTGACAGTCATACAGTCGTTAGATGAAAGAATCTTGTCCACATAGTCAACTTTCGGTGTCATATCGGTAATAACGGCATCCATCTGTTGCACTGTGGTCTGTAACTGCTTAACCTCTTCCTCTTTCTGCGCAAGCATCCTCTGTGCTTCGACAACCGCCAGTGCAATCAATTCCTGTCCAGTAGGGATATGTGCCTTAATGGAATCTTCCATTTCGTGGAAACGGTCAATGTACTTTGCCGTAAATTCTGTTCCCCTAACTCCGGTCATCTTATGTGCTATGAACTCGCAGCCTTTCTTCGTTACCATGTAGCAAGGCTGTGTCTTGTTTTGGCTGTTTTGATAGGTACTTTCTGTAAAGAAATCGGACTGTCCAAAATTGGCTTGTCCTAATTGCTCAACATAAGTGCGTATATCTCTTAGCAGTTTGCTGTGATCTTTACCTACCATTTCCGCTACTTCCACGGAAGATATTGTTTTCTGCTCTAATTCGTTCATTGTTCTCCTTTCTGTGGTATACTCTCCTATAAAGGAGGTGATTCTATTGAAAACATTACAACTAAATGGTTTTTGCAGATTTGCAAATAAAAAATGTTCTATTCTTGTAAATATTCCTCATGATTCTGACCTAGAAAAATCTCGCCAAAGAATTAAAATTGGCAGAATCAAATGCGATTATGCAAAAATAGTCCGGTGCAATCCCCAAAAATGTCCAATACTAGAATCTAATCACTTGGAGTTTTGACATTTTCTTTCATAAAAAGGTTTGTAAAACTCTGGCAATTCTGGAACCACATAGGAATCAATTTCAATGTCATCATTTGCAAAGATAATCTTTAATTCTGGTTTATCTGTCATTGCATCATGTGAAAATGACAAACTCTTGATTCCATGGATTTCTTTCCCATCCTGATACAAATGTGTGGTTCCATTTTTTTCTGAAACAACTTTTAACATAATTTTCCTTTCCCAAATTTAATTTTTGATGACTTCACAGTCTTTATCCTGCTTCTTAACAGATTCCTCTGCCATCTTTTCTGTCTTGCCGAGAATATATCCCTTGTCGAAATCAGACATATTCGGAATGGCTCTCTTTAACTTCTCAACGATTTTTTTCTCTTTTTCACTCATTCAATTCACTTCCTTTTTGTGATATACTCTCCTTATCTTTTTAATAAGGAGGTGAAATAATTTGGATTCTAAAGAATACGCATCCGCTTACGCTATTGCTAAAATCTGTGGATATACCGGAAGTTTTGATGATTTTAAGAACCTGTACGACCAATACTATTCCGAAATCATCATGTCTTTACCGGAAGAAAAACCGGATCAGGCAAAATGTGAAGCAGCTATCAATCCAATGCGAAATATAAGAACTATTTTTTTAACTGCCAGTAGTGCCATTGAGAGAGAATCGAGGATTTTACACCGTTGCTGTATTTCTTCGATTCTCTTCTCATCTTTACAATATTCTTCTGCAATAACAAGTGCCATGCACTCTACACTGTCGGACAAAGTCATGCTAGTACCATCAATTTTATATCCATATGGCTTTTTCATATTCTCACCTCTCTTTTCTTGACTTCGTGAGTTTAATATATCACATCGAGAGTTGTAATGCAATACCAAATGTTGACTTTGAGAGTTTTTTTTGATATGTTTATCACATAAGGAGGTGATATATTTTGAAAGACCGTATTAAAAAAATAAGAAAAGAAAGCGGCTTAACCCAAGTTGATTTCGGAGAAAGAATCGGTGTAAAAGGAAATACCATTACTAATTATGAAAATGGGCTGAGAACTCCTACTGATGCAGTTATTCTTTCTATTTGCAGAGAGTTTGATGTAAACGAAGAATGGCTTCGAAATGGAACTGGTGAAATGTTTGTTCAGAAATCAAAAGACGAACAAATCTCGGAAATGCTCGGAGAAATTCAAAAGTCCGGTGAAGATACATTTAAGCACCGTCTTGTATCCGCACTTGCCAACTTGGACGAAGATGGATGGAACTCTTTGGAAAAGTTGATTGATTCAATCGCAAAAAAGAACGAATAAGAAAGAGCCAAGGGCAATGCGCAAGTCCTTGGCTCTTTTCCTTTATCTAAGTAATTTTTTAACATAGGCATAAATGCACTCTAACCAGTGTAAATTATCGCAAGCATTGATTAGCTTTGTGATTTCCTCTTTGTAATCTTCTTTCCCCATAGTACACCCCCCTAATCTTTCCGCACTTTGTAGCGATACACCACATTATAGAACATATGTTCTTAACAATCAATATATATTTGACTCACGTTTTTTATTGTTGTAAAATATCAACAAAAAGAGGACGGTGAAAACGCCAATAAACACCGCCCTCGCCAGAACTTGATGTCCCTCGTTTCAAGGGATGTTACAAGTGTATCATGTGAAAGGGGGATAAAAAACATGATGA